AAAACCTTTGGCGATAAACCTGTAGCGATAAGCGTAATGATTCATCCTAGGTCAAGAAGAAAGTTTGACTTAGACAATACTCTAAAAGCTATTTTAGATGCACTAATGAAAGCTGGCATGTATGATGATGACAGTCAGATCGAATATATCGAAATAGCTAGAGGAGAAAAGGTTGATGGTGGTAAAGCCGTCATACATTTATATGATTATATAGGAGAAGAACATGGCTCAAGATTATGAAGTTAAACCAGGACAAGGATCAGTTTGGCCGAACGACCGCAAATCAGAAGATTGGCATGCAGATCATAGAGGGAAAATATTATTACCTGATGGAAGTGAACACTACATTGATGTATGGAATAACGAGAAGGGTGGCAAAACTTGGATGGGGATCAAGATTGGTAATCCTGTNCAAAACAAAGATGAGGGGGGNACACCATCAAATAAGAACCAAGCTAGTGCGCCTCAAACNNTAGATGACATGGAGGATGATTTACCTTTCTAATGGCTGAAACTAAAAACAAAAGCAAACCCATACCTAGTTTATCCGGGTATGGTGGTGTGCGAACGTTGCAAAAAAATCTGGAGAAAAGCACAACACTTGCTGCAAACAGAGAGGCTGTTGCGTACAGCCTTCTTTGTATGGCAAACACAAAAATAACTGATGTAATGGAATGGGATGACGATGGTAATGTTAAAGTAAGAGCTAGTAAGGATATTCCTGAACACGCATTGCAAAGCATAAAGTCTATAAAAATTGATCGAGATGGTATGATAGCTATAGAGTTTTGGGATAAAGTACAAACATTACGCTTACTTGCAAAAGCAAGTGGTTTATTAGATAACCCAGACGATTCCGATAAACCAAGTGTTATTGGTATTAATGTTAAAGCACCAGAAACTATTGATAATGAATAAAATATTATTTAGCAAAAAAACTGATAATTGGTCAACTCCTATTGATTTTTATAATAAATTAAACTCAGAATTTAATTTTACATTTGATCCATGTCCTTTAAATGCAAAATTTGATGGGTTAAGTATTGACTGGGGAAAGTCTGTATTTGTAAACCCACCTTACTCAAACATAAAAGGTTTCTTAGAAAAAGCACAAAAAGAACTAAATAAAAAATCAAACATAATTGTTTTTTTAGTTCCTTCTAGGACAGACACAAAATGGTTTCATGAATTTGTTTACCATAAAGCAGAGTTAAGATTTATTAAAGGCAGGCTTAAATTTGGGGACTCTAAAAATTCAGCTCCATTTCCAAGCATGATATGTGTTTTTAAAAAGGTAATTGATGGCAATGAATCCTAAAGACACTCAAGTTGGTGGTAATCACTATACTAAGATGAAGATACAGCCTATGNANTTTTCTATGGCTAANNANTTAAATNCNATGCAACATACNATTATTAANTATGTCACANGNGTAGATTTAAAAGNTAATGGTGATGAAGATATAGATAAGGCAATACATACTTTACAACTTTGGAAGCAATGGAGAAAAGATCATGGATATAAAACCAATGATTGATTTATTACGAAAAGAGTTTGATATGGCGCTTGTTAATAATTACAGAGTTATGGAAATTATAGATACATTGTATAAAGAAAATCAAGAACTCAAGCGTATGATGACAATGAAGTTTAAAGACATAGACGATGAGCAATAAAAAAGTTCGTAGTAATAGAGAGCTTAATGGTCCGGGCATAGACCTAGACTTTAGTAGCGCCAGAACTACTTACGACTTTTTACAAAGCAATGCTTTTGTACGTGGACTTATGGGGCCAGTAGGATCGGGTAAATCATATGCCTGTGCTGCTGAAATTATGATGCGTGCTGTTCGCCAAAAACCATCACCTGCNGATGGAGTTCGTTATACAAGATTTGTTATTGTTAGAAACTCTTACCCTGAATTAAAAACTACTACTATTAAAACATGGCAAGAATTNTTTCCTGAAAANACTTTTGGTCCAATGTTATATACACCTCCTATAACACATCACATACGCCTACCTTCTAGGGGTAATGCCGCAGGCATAGATTGTGAAGTGATTTTTTTAGCGTTGGACCAACCTAAAGATGTACGAAAACTTTTATCACTTGAACTTACAGGAGCATGGGTTAATGAAGCTAGAGAATTACCTAAAGCAGTTATTGACGGGCTTACTCATCGTGTGGGTAGGTATCCTACTAAGCGTGATGGCGGTCCTACATGGCATGGAGTCTGGATGGACACTAACCCAATGGATGACGACCACTGGTGGTACAGATTGTCAGAAAAAGAAAAATTGTCAGGAAAGTTTGCTTGGAAGTTTTTTAAACAACCCGGTGGTGTGGTCGAAGTCCAACCAGAAGATTTACCAGATAACCCAGAAGCCAACGACCACATATTTTCAGGAGGTAGATGGTGGACATTAAATAGAACAGCAGAAAACGTATCTAATTTACCAAGTGGTTACTACATGCAAATGCTTGGTGGTAAAAATTTAGATTGGATTCGTTGTTACGCAGAAGGTAAATATACTTATGTACAAGAAGGTAGACCTGTATGGCCTGAATACAATGACCAAATGATGAGTGGTGAAGTAGAATATGATCCACAATTACCTATACAAGTAGGTCTTGACTTTGGTTTAACGCCAGCAGCAGCTATAGGACAAAGACTTAATAATGGTAGATGGTTAGTGCTACATGAAATAGTTACTGAAGATATGGGATTAGAACGATTTGGTACTCAGTTACTAGCCGAGCTAAATGCACGTTACCCTAAAGCACAAGTTATGATATGGGGTGATCCTGCTGGTATGCAACGAGATGCAATCTATGAAGTAACAGCATTTGATTATTTAAGAACGCTAGGATTACGAGCGCAACCTACGGCATCTAACAATTTTAAAGTAAGGCGAGAAGGTGCAGCTGCTCCTATGCAACGATTAATTAATGGTAAACCTGGTTTAATTATAAACACATCATGTAAGATGATAAGAAAGTCACTTGCTGGTGGATATCATTTTAAACGTATAGCAGTAGGTGCAGGACATGAACGATTTAAAGATAGTCCTAATAAAAATGAACACTCACACATTGGTGATGCTTTTGGTTATCTTATGCTAGGTGGTGGTGAGCATAAAAGAATGACTAAAAATAGTTTGGCTGCAAATACGATGATTGTACAAACTGTTGCTACGGCAGAGTTTGATGTATTTAAGTAAAACTGTAGAAATATTAAAAGTTATGCCTACAGTAAAAAAAGCTTATTTTTTACCATTTCATGTCGATCATACTAAAAACTTTCAAGGTATTATAGATTATGATACTAAATCGATTACGCTTGAAGATAGAATCCGTTATTTGGACTTTCAGTCTAGGTGCGGTCCTGCTATTACTGCATTTGTTAACAATATTCCTGTTGCTGTGTTTGGGTGCGTTATCTTGTGGAATGGTGTTGGTGAAGCGTGGTCTGTCTTTTCAAAACAAGCAAGACGATATCCAATAGCCATGACTAAGAGTGCTTTTTCATTTTTCGATAGCTGTGAGATATCATTTAGTTTACATAGGTTACAAATAACAGTAAACTCTAACAATAAACGTGCTGTAGCGTGGGCGCATTATTTAGGTTTTAAATCTGAAGGTCTAATGAAACAATACAGTGCAGATAAAGACGATACATTTATGATGAGGAGAACTTAATGGGTGGATTACTAGGTGGAGGAAAGCCTGATACATCAGCAGCAGAAGAATCACTAAGGCTACAAAGAGAACAAACAGCAGCTGCTACTAAAAAAGCGGAAGAAGATAAACGAAGTGCAGCAGAAGATATGTCTGCTAAAAAGCGTTTATTAGCTCGTGGTGGCAAAGGTTCATTGTTATCAGACAAGCGTTTAACTCCAGAAACAGGATTAGATGATGAATACAAAACAACCCTAGGCTAAATCATGGCATTAGATTATGGCATGGCATTAGCAAGAGGGTTAATTGCTCCACAAAAAGAATTGCAAGCAGAAGTAAAAGAACTTGCGGGCGATCAATTTAAGTCAGAAGAGTGGTGGAATAAACAGCTTGATCGACAGATCAAAGAGGGTATGCGTAAATACGAAACAGCTACTGAGTATAAAACAAAATCAGGTAGTTTTGTATTAGGTAAACGTGCAACAAGAAGTACAGGCATGTATCCCGGTGGTCCAATGAAAACATTTTATGATGCCCCTAAAGATGCAATAATTACTGGATATACTGGTCATTTTTATACAGGTCGAAAGCCAATATATGAAACAAGAAAAACAAGAGTTGTAGGCAAAGGAAGAGAAGATTTAACATCTGCACAATTAAAAACAATAGAATCCCAAGCAAAAGAAACAGGGGAAAAAGCTAAAAAAGAAGCGGCAAAATCTAAAAAAGGAAAACGTGCTGCAAGAGGTAGTAGTGGTTTGATGGGTAGATCATCAACAAAAGATGTAGGGTTATCAGCAGGATTACCATCACTTGGTAGTTTAGGTCTTGGTATTGGAGAAACTAAATTAGGATAAAAAATGACTACAGAATATCGTAAAAAATTAATGGAAAAATATAAAAAACGTGGCGTTAAATTTAATAAAGAAACTGGATTGCCATTACAAATGAAACAAATTTTTGAAGATGATAAAGAGTTATTTATAGATCTACAAAATGATTATTTTACTAGTGGTGGCACAATGGATGATAATCCATTTAAAGGTCTTTTTAAAAAAATGTTTGGTAAAGATAAGGATAAAAAATAATGGTAGATAATTACAACGGCATGCAGAAAAAAGCTAAAAAAGTAATGAAAAAGAAAAAAGGCGATTTGAATAAGGATGGCAAGATGAGTTCTTATGAAACTGCAAGATCAAATGCAATTCAAAAAAACATGAAAAAAGGAATGGCGTAATGGGTAAAGGATTATATGCAAATATAAATGCAAGAAAAAAAGCTGGTACTAGCAGACCTAAATCTAAATCTACTATATCAGATAAAGCATATAAGAATATGGTAGCTGGTTTTCCTAAGAAAAAGAAAAAAACGACAACAGCTTAATGGATCAATTTACTAAGAAAGTAAAAGCTACTTTAAAAAAACACGCAAAACATCATGGTAAAAAACATATGACTATGATGAAAAAAGATATGATGAATGGAGATACTTTTACTAAAGCTCATAAAAAAGCTATAAAAAAAGTAGGCACATAGTGGTAGCAAAAAAACATCAAAACCCAAGTGGAGGACTTAATGAAGCAGGTCGTAAGCATTTTAAAAGAACTGAAGGTTCAAATCTTAAACCGCCCCAAAGGACTGGGAGTGACGGCAGGCGTGTGTCTTTTGCTGCTCGTTTTGGCGGCATGTCTGGCCCTTTAAAAGATAAAAACGGAAAACCAACTAGATTAAAACTTGCATTAAAGAAGTGGGGTTTTGGTAGCAAAGAAGCCGCTCGTAATTTTGCAGCTAAAAATAAAAAGGCATAACTATGGCAATGATGAGATTAGATGCAAA